AAATCAAATAGATTATGCAAGAGATATAGCCAATAGACTGACTAATAATGGTGCAAGTCCTGAGAAGTTTGGTGCTGTTCCTGAAATGTTGACAGGCATGAAAAATATAAGCCAAGGTTTAGGTTTAGATTGGATGTTTGATACCACAGGTTTAGACAATCAATTAGCCATTGGGCAAGTAAATTTAGGTTTTGTTATGCGTTTGGTTGGTCAAACCAAAGGTGCTATTTCTAATAAAGAAATGCAATTATTCCAAGATGCAGCTCCTACTTTAGGTGCAACCTATGGTGGTTACATGGAAATGCTTAGGTATTTAGAGCTTATTGGTATGAAAGAAACTGAGTTTGCTGATTCTTATATTAGTGAAAAACAAAGATTTGAAGATGAAAGAGAAGAATCAGGTAACAAACTTAGTGCATCAAGAGTAGCAGATCACATGGATTTATGGAGTGTCAGATGGCAAAATGATAATTCTATTTTTGAGATTTATGCACAAGAAACTGATCAGACAAGAGGTGAAGTTATGGCAAGCCTTGGCTCAATGAGATCAGATAGCAATAGTTCTTTAAGAACACGAGCAGTAGATTTTTTAGATGGGCAATCATCACCTAGCACAGCAGGAGACAATGCGTTTGATCCAACTAAGCCTGTGCTCAATGATTTTGTTCAACAAAGAACAACAATCATGAGCAAAATACAAAACAAGGAATATACCGAAGAAGAGTTAGTGGATGCCAACAAATTGTTAGCAAAAATTAATCAAAAAATTGCAAGCATGTCTAAACAATAATGAGCTTATTAGAAGACCAACAAAAATTTGAGAATACTTTAGTAACAGAAAATCAAGTTAATCAACAAACTGATGATTACATGTTGCGTAAAAGTAGATCGTATTTGTTTATGGATGACGATGCTAGGTTAGAATATTTAGCCTCTGAAAGATTCCCTAACGATCCTTTTGGTGCTTTAAGGTATCAAGTTAATGACAATGGCAACATTCAATACGACTCTACTGGCAATGGCGATTATGTTAATGAGTTTTCTAATTTAAGAGATTATTCTTTTTTTGAAAACAGCATGATTCCAAATGTGGTTCCTGCGTTAAATTTCGCTGCTGATGTTGGTGGTGGTATGTATGGTGCAAAAAAAGGATTTGAAATTGGTCAAAAATTGCCTATTCCAAACCCAGTAGTAAAAAGTCTTGCTGTAGCAGGAACCACTGCTGTTGGTGGTGTAGTAGGTAATTTTATTACTGGTGCACCTGCAAGAGCAACTAGGGCAGGTTTAATAGAATCTTTTTACAGCCTACCACCTGAAGAAGTTGCAACTCAAATGAAAGATTTGGGAGTTTCCATGGCATTTTCAGCACTTCCAATAGGCACAGGAACTCCTGCTACTTACAAACTTTTTAACAAATTTACAGGCAACGAAGATACTTTAAAATATTTGGTCAATATGCGTGGTTCAGTTGATCAAATTATAGAAGAATCTGCTGAATTAGGAATTCCTTTAACATCAGCAGAAGCAACTAAAATAGGTAGCAAAGCTAAATTTATACAACATTATTTAAGTCAACAACCTGAGATCACTAAACTTCATACTTTTTATGGTGACAGAGCCTCTCTTGTCAGAGAATCTATTGAAACATTTGCAGATAGAATTGGATCAGGCAACAC